AACTTCATATCTTTCTATTCCTGCACCCGAACCAGCTGTGAAATAAGTTCCTAAGGATATACTTGAGCCTGTTTCATCTAGGTTAGTAATATTAGGTATTGGCCCTGAAAATGTTGGACAGTTGTTATTTTGTGTAGGATCCTCTTGTGCTGATTGAGTAGGTTGGTCAATCGTTTGTGGACAAATAATGGTAGCATCATCGGCATTAGGGTAAGCGACTGGTATTAATATAGTATAATTTACCGTCCTTGATATACCGCTTCCACTTGTGTTTGCAGCAAATGAATCTGTATCTCTACTCAATATTGTGCCTTTTGCAATAGACGGGTCTGTTATTGTTCCATCACTGCTTACAGCGAAACCTAGTAGATTTGCAGTTGTACAGGTAAAAGTACCTAGCGATACCGTAGGTTCTACTGCTTCTATGTAAAATGGACTTCTTGCGTTTATTTTTGTACTCATCTCTTAAGTGTAAATTCTAATAATTCTTCTACGTCTAATCCGTATGCTTCTATAATTTCGTCTGGTAATGTTTTAAATGCGTTTTGGAATGGTTGCGTAAAAAACAAACTTGGTTTTAACCCTTTGTTGAATATAGAACGTGAAATCAAAAAGGCAGTAGATTTGTAAGTCATAAACTTCCCTTTCTTATCAGTAAATTGGAATCGTTTACTTTCTACCCATTTTAATATTCCACTACTTAAACCGCCTTTCTTTCCCTTACCACTTCCAAACTTTGCAAGTGTACCATATCTTAATGTTAATGGGTATGTACTTTTTGCACCCTTAACCCCTAAGTCTTGGTAATATGCGTAATCTTCCATAAAGAAGTCTAAGCTGAAAGAATTAGGGTTTGCAGTTACCTTACCATCAATGCTATTAAATAGCTTCTTAGAAACGTTCTTACCCTTCTTAGTAAGCATCGCTCTACTCTGGTTTATAACTATCCCTTTAAACCTTTCTAACGCTTCTCTTGTATGTCCTTTTGTTAGCATATAGTCATATCGTTTTCTACTATCACATCAAAGGTTGCTACCCACCCTGCTAACTTGTTTTCAAATCTATCTACAAATGGTTCACAACCTACTGCACCTATTACTTGGAATTTGTCTGTATAAACATCACCTCTTTGTAAGATTGCAATTAGTCTGTTTAAAACTGCAAGTTGTGTATTCATTACATCTTGCTCATTGTCGTTTCCTACAAAGTCATCTTCTACCTCTTCCTTGCTTTCATCTACAACATCCATTGCAAGTACACTAATGTTAAATGTAAGTGTATTGTTTGCAACGCTGCAGTTGTTTACTATAATGTGTGATAGGGGGAATATGGTTTGTTTGTTTAAGTCCACATCATCTAAGCTACCATAGGTAACAGTATTCACAAAAGGCTCTGCTGCTAGTGTATCTTTGATTTTGTCTGTTATGTTGTAAAAGCCTGTCATCTTCTTTTAATCTGTTGTTTTTCTAATTCTATCTTCTCTTTCTCAAATGCTAAATACATTAAACATTCGTGAACGTTTAGTTTAGTGATATTCTCAAACTTGGTAACATCTCCTTTAGCAATTCCATAGATGCTTTGATACCATCCCCATTTTTTCCCAAATGTTGCTGCTGCTGTGTAGTCATTTCCTTGCCCACTTCCTGTTCCAAAAAGTTCAGGGTAGTTTTCAGCAACTCGTTGTTTAAACGATAAAAAAAAACCATAGCACCCATTACAACGTCTAAAGGCATCTTCTTCATTTGTTCTGCCAACTCTAAACCATTATAATCTTGTATCTGGTATCTATCACCCTTTTTTAGTGTAACAGGTCTAAATAGCACAGCCATTGCCTTGTGCATACTATCCCAATCTGTAAAGTTTTCATCAAGATCAACATACTCACCTAACGTCATATCATCTAACATAGGAATAAATCCATACTCCTTGCCACCCATTGTGAAGGTTCTTATAAGGTCTTGCTTAGGTTCAAATAGTCTATTAATGTCGTTTAGTATCTCCTGTACTGACGTAAACTTAATCTTCGCAATATCTTTTAAGTCAAGGTTGCAAAATATCTCTACAGTCTTGTGCATCATAAATCCTGTATCTTGATTGTCATCTGTATTGATACGTGCAAACTTTTGATACTGCTCTAATGTAACCTCTTTAAGGCTACTTGGTATTAGTATTTCTACTTTCATATAAGTACAATAAAATTATGTGGAATGTGTATAAAAAGAAAGAGGTAGAATTTCTCCTACCCCTGTCTAACTAATGTTAATTAAACTAATCAAAAATGAAATATATCTCTAAGTTACAAATTTTTTTAACATATACAAATACATCTCGTTTATTTTTTCTTCTAACTCTTTACTGTTCTGTTTGTAAGAACCTTTACCCATTTTCTTCTGTCCTTGTAAATCCATCACAAGCTGTACAGGATAAGGCTTTTTAGACCAACCTCTCCCCATTGGGTGCTGCTCAACAAAGAAGCCTTTATTCCAACAAGCCTTACGAACTTCCCAGTCTTTTAAAGTTTTACTAGCCATAGGAAAAAATACATAAATGCGTACATACTTGCGTACACCGTTCCCATTGCAACAGGTACTTGCCACAATGCTTTTCTAAGTAGTTGCTTGTTTTCTTCCGATGTTAATTGTTTAACGATTCGGTACTCTTCTGTTTCTTGTATTCTCATAGTTGTTGTTTTACATTAAATATGCTTCAAAGCAATCGCCATTGCAGAAGTCTTTTTCTGTTGGTCTGCCACAAGTTGGGCAGGGTGCATCACATTCGCCAATGCGCTGTAAGTGTCTTTCGTATTCCTCTACTAAATAATCCATATTGTTTGTTTAAAAAGGGGCATTGCTGCCCCCTTGTTTGTTATAGTCCTGTGTAAGTGTAGTTGTGGTTTTCTTTTAACTCTTGTCCTTCCCATTTTTGAAGTCGATTGCTTGTTTTTTTTATTTTAAAATCATCTCCTAAAAACTTTGTTCTGTCAGGAAAAACATTTCCATTTTGCTCTGTCTTTGAAATCTTACGAAAAACATTAAATATCTCTGTTTCTCTTACCAACTCGAAGAAGTTGTAAATTGTTTTGTCGTAACCTGTTTCTTTAAAATAAATCATAATTTGTTTGTTTTACTCTGTAAAGATATAAACATTTTATAAACTACCAAATTAATAGATAAAATAATTTCCTTTATTTGGGTTCTCTAATATATCAGTCAAGATGTAACGTGCAGCATCTATACAGTCAGGGTGTTCACCTGTTGGTTTCTGTAAGGTGTTCCCCTCTTTGTCTTTTGCCCATATATATCCTTGTAATTCCCTTTTTAGGTTCTTGCTTCTTGATGTTATATAAAGTTCGTTTTGGTTCATTAGGTTGATGCCATATACTACTGAATCCCTACCCTTGCTTACAGCTGTTACTGTATGTCCATATCCTTGCAGTTCTGCAATAGACTTTGGTTCTGCTGAATCAGCTACAATTGCTTCTGTTATGTTATTACTTTGTAAGAACCTACTTATATCTCTATTAAGCATTCCTTTCTTGTATAGAACCTCATCATATATGTAAGCATCATTCCATTTGTATAGTGCTATTAAGGTTGTAGGATCTACACTGTACCCAAAGTCCATTCCATAGCCAAGTAGTCTAGCTTCGACAGGAACTGTATCAATCTCTTTCCAATCAGGAATACATACACCCTCTAAACTACCTATCTCTCCAAGACCGTACACTCTCCACCAATTTGCCCAATAAGTAGATGTCTTTGCTTTGTCTTTTGCTTTCTCTATTTCCCTTACGATTGTATCAGGTAATGAATCGTTATCCTTGTAAGTTAGTGTAACAAAGTCTGTGTCCTCTTTTCCTACTAATTCCTTATCAACCCAAAATAGTGCAGCAGGGTTATAGTCTAACCAAATGTTTCCACTTGTTCTTACTACTAATTGTTGGTAAGCATCAAAGGGTACATTGTTGCACTCGTTAATGTACAGGTCTGTTCTTCTTGCACCTCTTAGTTTGTCAGGTTGGTCAGTTGAAAAGAACTCTATATAACTGCCATTTGTAAATGTGTATTTTAAGGTGGACTTGTTTAGTTGGTTATCCTTATACCTATTCATACCCTTCAAGATGCCTAAGAAGTCCTTATATGCCCCCCTACGCAAGTGAGGTATGCTTTCACTTACTACACTAATCTCTTTGCCATCGTTTCTTATAGCGTAGTCAATCAAGATAAGCAAGATGCAAATAGTCTTTCCTGCTGATGTTCCACCCCTGACTATCTTAACTCGATTGTCAAGGTTGCGTAATTTATTAAGTGCTTCTGTTTTCTTTATCTGCATATATGTTACAGATAGGGTTTAGGTTATCCCTAGTCTATAAACAAAGGTACATCTTCATTAATAGAGATGTCTTTAGTTTCTTTTGGTTTCCCAAGATAGTAGTTAAGATAAAGAGTAACCCATTTAATATCTCCAGACTTTACACCTTCTGCCATTGCAGCTAATGCATCATCTTCTAATGGGGATAAACGTTCTACAAGCTGTATTTCTTCAGCCTTAGGTTTTCTACCTGCGCCTGCTCTTGCACCACCGTTAAACTTCCTTTTATCCAATTTGAAATAGATTGATTATTCAATGTCTATATGTACAATAAGATTTAGTATGTTTTGTTAATCCTTAAAGTATTCGTACACCGCTGCTGCTAGTAATCCAAAGGATGTGATAGCAAATAACATTATTGAGTATTCCATTACACTTCTGCGTATTTCTCGTATGCGTTAGGTTCGTACTTACTAAAGAACTTTAGCATATGGTTATGTTTCTTTTTTAGGTCTAGGTATTGGGTGTTTATGTCTTGGTATATTTTAATCACCTCTTTCTTTTCTTTTTGCAATCTTAGCTTCTCTGCTTTTACTTTCTCAATCAGCGTAGATGGGTTCTTGTCTGATTCATCGGTATATACTTCCATCACTTTGTTGTAGATTGATAGTTCGTATGTATAGTATGATTTCTGCATTAAAAACGCATCAAATATTCTTACACCGTGAAGTACAGTTGCGTGATCTTTATTCAACATCTTACCTATGTCTGTTAATGATGAATTAGTTATTTCCCTACATAGCTTATAATATACTGCTCTTGCGTAAACATACTCTTGCTTTCTAGTTTTAGCGTTTAGGTTTATGTTGAACTCTTGTTCTACTACCTTTCTAATCTCCTTTAATGTCTTTTCGTTTCTCATTGATGTTTGTTATTGTATCGTGTCTTGTTTCGTTTATTGCTTTTAATATTCCTGCACAGGCTTCATAATCCTCTACATCTTGATAGAGTTGTATTATATCTTCTAGTTCCTGTATGCTTACTCCTTCTTTTATGTCTAGTAAGGTGAGTAAGTAAAATTCTTCTATTATGTCTTTATTCACTTGTTTCTAAGGCTTCGCAATTACCATTTATTTTAGTTTTTATTTCACTTAGA